TGACAACTAGTGCATTTTGGGTTCCTGCTACAACTGTAGCAGTTGTTCCGTTACTGAATGCTAGGGAATCACCAACAGCGATTGTTACATTAGCAGGTGCAGTTGCGAGATCCAAAATGTAATCGGGACCTGCGTCAACCAAAACTCCCATCAAAGAGTTTCCGTGTACTCCTGCTGTACGTGCAGCAAAAGTTTCTGAGGTGCCAGCACCAGCTTGCCATTGCAAGTCATTGGCGATCAGTACACCACTGCCAGTAGTTGCGTTTAGAAGTCCAGTGCTAGCAGCACGAACAACAGCGAGTCTACCGCCATAGTTCAGAAACTCGTTAGCAACCAACCAATCTTCTGAATTGTCTTCGTTTGGCGTTCCGAATACAGAAATTAGTTCTTTTTGTGAATTGATATTTACGATATCACCGATCGGTCCCTTAGTAAAAGATGAGGCGTGAGCAGCACGAATCTGCAGAACACCCGTCACAACAGCATTGGTAAGGTCACGCTCTTTGATCATTACTCCAGGCGAGACTTGACTTGCCATATTTTTCTCCTTGGTATGTCCAAATTTAATCTAAAACTATTTAGATTTTTGAATGTCTTGAGTGGGGAAACAATGCATGAACACACTACCAGTCTGGATATAGATCTGTTACAGGTCTACCTTTTTGTCTTGTCTTCAGTACACGATCTATCGTGCAATTTTTACATTCATATGAGTATGATGAAGGAAGATCTCCCCTTACTCTCCTTATCAAATAGTAATCATCTAACAAACTTTTAGTTTTATTGCATGTCCTACATTTCCTTTCTTTCAGGAGTAGATGTTCAAGTTTAAATTGATCATCTAAATTCATTATCTGTAATCCCACATGTAACCAACATCTTCTTGTGTATCACCATACCACACGGCACCATCAGTAACGAATCCTTCATCTCCTTCTAATCCTGTTGTAATAAATCCGAATGGTGCCATGTCCTGTTCAATTTGATTTTTCTGTTCTTGATAAATGCGTTGACGAACATCATTGTCTGTTAGTTCTTTAAAATAATCTTGCTGTACTAACCACGCAAAGATAACCATACACATTACCAAGTCATCATGGAATCCTTCATCAGCTTCAAAGGATTGTTTCTTCTGAATGAACGTGGTAAGTTCATTAATAATTTCATAGTCATTGAAAGTGAGTTTGTCATCTTCAATAATCTGTTTGAGGTTAGCACATCCAACTTTCTTTACAGTAACACTCATCTTAACACCTAGTTGTGTCTTGTTACCAGAGAATCCCTGTCCAACAATCTGACCAGCACGTCCTCTCATAGCACACATAAGGACGTTTGGATATTCTAGATCATAGTTAAGAACAGATGCTACCGAATCTCCAACGTCATTCACTTCACATAGAACCCATGCATTATTATATGCTCTGGCAACGTCATTAATAACGTTAGGGAACAACATGGGTTTGATTTCATTATTTCTATACTTTCCTACTACCCTGTAGGGAACTGTTGTAATGTCAAAAACAATAAAAGCACTATAATCTCCACCAATACCCCTACTAACATCAACAGTAAGAAGGTATTCAGACTTGTCCTTTGGTTTCTCATATATGTCAAGTCCTTTACTTTGTGAAATAGGATCGTCAAATGCTAATGCTTTCAACTTAGAAGCAGAAATTAACGTATCAACAGATCCCAGAAACTCGCACTCGAATTCTTGTGTGAACTGACGTTGAGATGTGTTCTTAATAGTTTCTTCTTTCCACTTGGCGTCCCTTCCAGGAACCTGCGACCAGTGGACTTCATGATATGTGTAATCGTTTCTACCATTAACAGCATCCTGCCACATCTTATAGAAGTGGTTCATACCCTGTGGGGTAGAGATGATAATTACTTTCGTTGATTTACCAGAAGTGATAGTAGGATAAACAGAGGCAAAGAACGAGTCAGCAATGTGATTCGGGACGAAAGCGAACTCGTCGAGAAAGATGATGTTAAACGACATGCCTCGGACAGCAGATGCAGATGTAGAAGCTGCCAATATTTTACTGCCATTTTCTAACTCGATGTTACCTTTGTTCCATACTACCACACCCTGTTGAATCCACTTAGGTAGGTTCTCATATGCTGTAGCTAATCTTGCTAAAAGATCTCTCGCAGTAGATGCTTTGTTTGCTAGAATGCCTACGTTAACACTATCATTAAAAATTAGGTAGTGCAAAAGATAAGACACAACAGTAGTAGACTTACCTGTTTGTCTTGGTAGTTTTGCAATGTTGAATCTGCTTTTATGAAACTTCCTAATCAACTCTTCTTGGAAGTCCCACATTTTAAATGGCACCAGACCTTCATCAAGTGAAACGATCTGGACATAAGTCTTGGTGAAATATATCGGATCGTTCTTACACTTAATAAATTCTTTAACCTGTTCAGGTGTGAAGTCAATCTTGACGTTTGCTTTTTTTAGTAGCGGATTGCCAAGATAAATCTGATCGGATGCCATAAGAAACTAGTTCACCACTACTATTTATCTTCCTTCTCTTTATCCATTTTGTCTAGGAAAGAAAGTCTATCTTCCCAAGTATCACCACCTTCCATTCCTTTTACAGGATTGATACAAGTATTATCTCCTAGTTTGTTACAAACAAGACCTGCTAGATCTGCTTCATTACCTACAGCACCTGTACTCCAACGATGCTGACCGTTGATCCAAGTAGCACCACATTTAGGACATTCTTTTCTCTCGATTTTGAGATCCGACAGTTCCTTATCGTTGGTCATCTTTCTTTAATTCCTTTATGAGTTTGTTGTAATCAGGTAGATCCTTTATAAGTTGTTGTTCTAATTTACGTCTCATCAAAAACATTCTGAATTTAATCCACTGATATCTGATCACAAGATCAACATAAGCGAATAAGCGCATAGTTTCTTCCATGCCAGCATACGCTACCATGAGGACAATGAGAGTGATAATTACATATATGCCAAGCATGATAATATTCCACTACAAACATTATAGTGTATGTAGTGAAAAATATTGTATCAGTTAGTTACGATTTGTGTCCTTATCTTGAAATGCTTTCTTTCCAGCAACTACTTTAGACCACGGAGCATACAATGGTCCATCGTAATCTTTTTTGATAGGTTTCTTCTCAGTCATGATTAACAATTCCAAGCTCTCAATGATTTTGACAGGCGATCATCACCTGTGTTATTAGATTTTTTCTGCCTCTTCCTCATGCCTTTCATTCGAGCACAGAATGATGCCCTACGGGGGTTTCCAACTTTTTTGCTTGGTGCTTTGAGGTCAGATCCTGGATTTTCTTTTTCATAAGACTTTCGTCCTTTTTCGTTGAGTCCTCCAGACTTTTTCTTTCCTGACTTTTTGGTCCAGGCTGCTGCTTCGGTGATGTCAATACGTAGTTGTTTAAAAGACTTCATATTTATTCCGACTCGTCTTGTTTATTTATTTGCTTAAGCATTTTTTGAAGGTCTGCTGTACTACCAACAAATAAATTGTTTGTGGTCTTACTATTTACAGAATTTTTTGTAGGTGCTTCGAGATCCTTCATCTTCTTCTGTAGATCTAGGAGTTTATCAGTGGCGTCTGCTACCTGCTTCATGGCGTTCACAGCGACTTCATACGCTCTAGGGTGCCCTGACTCCTGAGCAACCTCTAACGCCCCGTCTAGCGCCTCTCTACCCTTGTCTATGAGTGAGTATAAAGACCCTCTGGTATATTCATAATCTTTTGTCTGGTCGTCTTTATCTGATGTCGGTGGTACTGGTTTAGATGGTTCGATAGCAGTAGATTCAATTTCAATGTCAAATAGATCTTCCATATTATCCTCAAGTTTGCTCATAGTAGTTCAATGCCTTCATTAAATCCAAAGTCATCTGAAGATGTTAGTAGTGCATCATCCAGAGCATCAATGTTTCCATCGCTGTTCTTATCTTCTAGTGCTCTAGGTGTGTAAGTAACTTTGGTAGTTCTATTTGGTACAGAAGTTCCAAGTCCTTCATATACAATTGCTTTCTTAATAACACTTGCTTGATCGAATGGTCCGTAGATATAAGACTTAGCAGTAAACGATAAAGACCATGTGATATATCTACGCTCAAGAAAATTGTCATCCCATTCATCATCATAACTGACATTGTTTAATGTAATAGCAACATCTCTTTTCTCATCCATGTCTGGAATCATGTTGAGAGTGATATTAAACGATGGTTGGAAGTAGGGAAGAATTTGCTCAAGAATTTGTAGTCCATCATCCTGAGACTTAGCAATGATACCAAGTTCAAAATCAATGTTATAAGGAACAGGAACATATTGTTCTTTTACTTCTGTGCCATCACTTTGAATGATGGTTCTATATTTTTGAATAGGAGATGTTTTACGAGGAGAATCATAATCAATACCAGTCATTTCAAAATAAAGACGTGGTAGCGTGATAGCAATTTTTCTATCAACATCTGGATTTTGTTCTAGACGTGTCAAAAATTTCTGCTTAGGTCCATAAGCAAGTGGAACTTTTTCTTCCTCAAGCACAGTAGTACCATCGGAAGGATCAACTTTTTTTAATGTGATGTTGTTGAATAGTGTTCCAAACCCAACAATATTTCTACGAATAATTTCGTTGTAAAAATGTGACCCAAACATTAGATACTACCTGTAAAGTTACCTGATTCACCGAAAGGGTTACCCTCAGTCCAATCAATTATGTCATCAGCAGCGGTCTCAATGACTCTATTCTGATCATATTCGCTGTTGGTATTATTTAGAGTATCAAACGTTCCTACTACATGAACAGCACCACTATCATTTCCAACCATAGCTTCGCCTGTAGCAAATGTCCCCGTTCTGTTGATGACTTGTAAAATCCTTGTGGCGTCATCCCACGATTTCACTTCTCCTTCTGTACCTGTAGTTGAT